CAGGGCGTTGCAAAAAGACGTACCAATCAATGCTAAATTAACTGAGCTATTTGAATTACCAAATGTTCAAGCAGCTTATGATGGAGCAGTAAGATTAGCAAAATATGATAAAGTTAAATTGCCCAATATAAAAGTTGTAAATGGCAAACTACAAACAGAAAATGGCAATCAAATCACAGACATAAGCACCACCTTTCTCCATTACATGAAAATGGGGTTAGATGATGTTGTGCATAAAAGCAAAAACCCCATAAGTGGAGTTGGTCCAACTGAATTATTGAAAATGAAGAAAGCCAGGATAGAATTCTTGGACGAGATTGACGCAGCCAATCCACGCTACAAAACTGCAAGACAATTTTGGGCTGGAGATACTGCTGTACTTGATGCAATGGAAAATGGCAGAACAGTCTTTAACAAAACAGCGCAAGACGTTGATATTCTGTTAAACGATGTCAAGACCATGAACAAATCTGAGTTGGAGGGTTTGCGTATTGGAGTGATGCAAAATCTTTTAGACCAGTTGGGTGGGGCGCAGGTAGCAGAAACAGTTATGGGTGCAGCAGGAAACCCAGCATTAAAAATCTTGCAAAACAACAAGAATCTACGCATCATCAGAGAAACTTTTCCCAAGGATGACGCTGGTGACAAGGCGTATAGTGTTTTCATCAAAAACCTTACCGATGAAGTGCAGATGAAAGGCACATCCAAAATAGTGCTGCAAGGCTCACAAACTGCTCAACGGCAGCAGGCCATTGCTGATGTAAAGGCTGGCGGTCAGGCGATGCGTGAGATGCCAATGATGAGTTTTCAATCAATCCTTCAAAGGGCATTGCAACGTGATCTCGGGCAGCTTGGCGATGCACAGACAAGGGCAGTGGCTGATGAACTCACCAGAATTTTGACAGCGCAAGACCCAAAGAAACTTGCAAAGATAGCCAAGGAACTGTCTGGTCGCAGCATCTACGATATTGCCAGCAAGGACGCACCAGAGTTGTTGGCGGCACTTGGCAGGGCGACAATCGGACCCTATGCTGTTGGGTCAATGTCTGGGAATGTCGGGCCAAACATCAGCCAAATGGTTACCCCACAAATGCGTGGAATGTTCTCTCAATAGGAGTCTCACTATGGATTGGCTCAAACAAATCGCACCTACGATTGCCACCGCATTAGGCGGTCCCCTGGCTGGCATGGCGGTATCAGCCATCTCCAAAGCCATTGGCGTGGACCCCGAGAAGGTCGGTGACCTGATCTCTAGCAACAAGTTAAGCGCAGACCAAATCGCAATGGTCAAGCTGGCTGAGATTGAGCTGCAAAAGCAAGCGCAGGAGTTGGGTTTAAATTTTGAGAAGCTAGAGGTCGAGGACCGCAAGAGCGCACGGGATATGCAATCTGCCACCAGGTCAATGATGCCGCCAATCCTGGCTGCTGCTGTGACCCTGGGATTCTTCAGCATTATGATTATGATGTTCTTCAACAAAATTGACGCCAACAACCCTGCCATACTGATGATGCTGGGGTCACTCGGCACAGCTTGGACCGGGATAATTGCCTACTACTTTGGCTCCAGTGCCGGGAGCCAGGCCAAGACAGATTTACTCTCAAAGAAGTGAGGACAATATGAAACCTGGACTTTATGCCAACATCAACGCCAAGCAGGAGCGCATCAAGGCTGGCTCTGGCGAGAAGATGAACAAGGTCGGCAGCAAAGCAGCACCAAGCGCCAAGGACTTTAAGCAAGCCGCTAAGACCGCAAAGACTGCCAAGAAAAAGCCATGAGCAAGACGAAACCACATTACTTGCCAGATGGCAAGCTGCACAAAGGCGAAACCCACAAGGTTGGGAGCAAGCTGATGACAGGCGCAAAGCACACGCCAGCCAGCAAGACATTGACGCATACACCTCCAGCTAAGAAGAAATGAAAACACCAGCCTGGCAGCGCAAGGAAGGGCAGAACCCGAAAGGTGGACTCAACGCTGCTGGACGGGCAAGCCTCAAGGCGGCTGGGCAGGACATCAAAGCGCCAGTGAAGTCTGGTGACAACCCTCGCAGGGCCAGCTTCCTCGCACGAATGGGCGGCAACGATGGCCCCGAGCGCAAGGACGGGAAACCAACCCGGCTGCTGCTGAGTCTCAACGCCTGGGGTGCCAGCAGCAAGGCAGACGCCAAGGCCAAGGCCAGAGCAATATCAGAGCGAAATAAGAAATGACCCCGCATTTCACGCTTGCTGAGTTAACGCACACTGATCACAGGCAGTTTGACAACACGCCCAATGCACAGGAGTTGGCGAACCTTCAGCGCCTGGCTGAGTTCCTGGAGACTGTCAAAACTACACTTGGCGGCAAGGCAGTGATGATCTCCAGTGCCTTTCGCAGTAAGGCCGTGAATGACGCCGTGGGCAGTCGAGACACCTCACAGCATAGGCAAGGCTTGGCTGCTGATTTCAAGGTGCCTGGGATGATTCCTGATGCCGTGGTGAGGACGATCATTGCAGCCAACTTGCCGTTTGATCAAATCATCAGAGAGTTTGACAGGTGGACGCACATCAGCATTGCTGACAAGCCCCGGCGCCAGGCACTCATCATCGACAAGGCCGGGACTCGGGTTTTCGTTTAGCTGCGAGGGTAAGGGCAATCATCTGGCACAAACGCCAAGCAGTGGACACCAGCGTACTTGGTTCTGGTCTGAACCCAGCGATCAATATAGACATCTGGCATCAGCGCAAGGGAACGGCTGATTTGGGATGCGCTAATGTCGAGCGCTAGTGACAACTCCATAGCAGTCATGCCATCAGGCGCTGCAGCCAGGGCGTCCCTGATGCGTTTATTCAGCACGGTGATTGTCATGTGTTGCGCTCAAAGTGATCAGCAAGTTCCCGCGCCAGGTGCTTGTCGATGCCTTCGCGGACTAGGGTAACCACTACCATTTCTCGCCACTGGGTTGGCTCCTGCTCTGGCTGTGCCAGTGCTTCGCGCAGGGCGGTGATGGCCGAGTCGTACCACTCGGTGCCTTCGGGATGCTTGGTCTTTTCTCGCGTAATTACGAATATGCGGCTGCTTTCCAACGCCTCCAGCGCCTGCTGCGCGGCTTGTCTCAAGTCAGTCATAGCATCCCCCAGACATAACCCGCCAAGCCAGCAACGCCCACCAGGGCAAGCATTGCAACAATGCACTTTGCAACCAGCGCCACCCACATTGCCAATTCGTCTTCGTCATCCATGCCAACCCCCTGCCGCCAGGGTGTGCCGGGTCCAGAGGAAGGCGCTGCTCTCAATCGCACCAGCATCCTTGAGCTGCTCCACTGTCCACAGTTGCAGTGGCGTTGTCTTGGTATGCCCTGGCGTCACATAGCCAGGCAGGGTGTAATGCGGCAACAGCTTGATGCTGTTCAAGATGTAAACCGAGTGTTCAGTTAGTTCTAATCTGTCGCTCATAGTTGCACCTTTTCTCTTTGTATTAACATTTCATCTGCCATGCGATACGCATCTTGAGCCACCGTTTTCTCGCCAGGTTCTTGGTTGTAACCATCTCTAATGCTTGCACACCATCCATTTGCCAGCAAGCCTTGCATTGCCAAAGCCGCAAAGTAGTCTCGGAGAGACAATTTCACTAAATCTTTCATAGCGTCACCTTCTTTGTTTTGTGTCCACGGTGCGTATAGCACTGCACCGACCCATCTGCAAGCAGCTTCCAGGCTGCGTTCTCACCGCACATTGCCTGTACTGCTGCCTCAAAGCGTTGCTGGCGCTCCTGCTCGGTCCTGGCTGCACGGTAGGCGGCAGCAGCATCCTGCGCTGCCTCAAACTCTGAGGGCCAATCCAGATAATGGCTGGTGCCAAGCACCAGAGCGACGAGTGCTGCCGCCAGCCAGTTCATGATTCACCTCGCTCAAGTGCAGCGTCTTCAATCTGTTCTGCCAGGTCGCTCAGTGCTTCTTCCTCAATCGTTTCAGCCAGATCGCCCAGCACCTCGCTGATATCCACGCCTTCAACCAAGGCCCACACAAGTCCCATCGAAGCAGGACTGCCAGGTTCATCACGAGTCTCACGCTCCTCTGCTTCGTATTCCAAGTAACAGTCCAACGTC